TAGTGATGCCAATAGCTCAGGGTCAATCTTGCCACTACCACCTAAGTGTTGGTCAGCATTAGACATAACGATAACCCAATCACGTACAGAGGTATCACTGCCATACTCATAACTCATAGGACGCTTGACAAAACATTGAGCAGAGTAAGCGTGAGTACGACTTGACTTGTCAGCAAAGGTACAAGTGAATACACCTGCTAAACCACTTACATCTTTCTCATCAAACTTAGAGAGAGCAGATAGGTAGTCATTACTTGCTGAGGTTTGGTCTAGATGGACAGTCATTCGCAGTGTGTTGTCTTTACTGTGAGTACGTACAGTCTCACCATTGTTAAGTGTTTTCTCAGCCCAAGATGCTTCAGGGTATTCAATAGAGACCACACTGTCTTTAGCCATACCACCTACAATATGAGAGGTGTTTGATTCGGAGTGAGAGATAGCAATAACAATGCCAGAGGGGCGGTAACTTGCTAATGTGTTGTTAGACATTTATAATCCTTTGGTTTTTGTTGTGTTGTAATGACTAATTATTAGGTGTAGACTGTACCTTCAATAGCATCTACAAATAAGATAGCTCCTGCTAGTCTAGCTCGGAAAGTAATTTTACCTAAGTAACCACTAGCACGTTCTTGTGAGGTAAGCTTGTTGGCATCAGGGACTTGGATACTAAAACCATCATCATCTGTTAAGATGTTATAGGCAACAGCTTCATTAATGACAGTCACAATCTCGGTCTTAAACAATTCGATAGAGGAGTTGGTGTAGTTTAAACGCTCTTTGGTGTAGAGTAAGTTCCAAGTACGTTCAGCAAGTCTAACCTCTAACCAGATAGCACCTAATACGACATGAATCTTCTCACCACCAACTGTATTAGCATTACCTTCAATAGATGGGTCTTGACCTACTAAGGTATAGAAGTGCAAGTTCTTAGATTTGAGGGTAGTCATCTCAGTACGAGTAAAACTCTCAGGAGTTAAGCTAGACAATGATTTGTGAATCCAAGTATTACTGCCAATAACTGCACTAGCAAATCGACCTACCCAAGCAGCCTCGGGAGCAAGTACAGTGCTGTCTTTTACAAACATACCAAAGGATTTAACGAGACCCTTGGCTTGTAGGATAGAGGATAAGTCAGTGGCGTCAGTGGAAACTAAACTGTTTGCATTACTATCTGAGTAGACGTAAGCTGCTGTTTGTGTTTCAATGTAATCTGCAATAGCTTCTTTATCTGCATCATCTACTGCATCAGTAATTAAGAAGAACCAAGCATTATTAGCTGCCTGTAACTGGGTAATCTCATCTACATAATCTACAACCCCTAAATCACCTGCTGTAATCTGCCCTACAATGACACTACGAACTTGGGGGTTTTGACTGAAGGTTCTCATAGCTGCTACGTAGGCGTAGTCAGTGGTCAAGAAACCATCCTCTAACATATCTGTAGTAGAAGAATACTCTCGATACTTCTCGCCCACACTGTAGTTACCATGCACAGACAAAATAGCAATAGTCTGTAAGTCTCGTGTGGTCTTACTGGTTGTTTCTCGGTTAATAATTACATTAACAATGTCATTAATTTTTAGCATGTATAAGCCTTTGATTGGGTGTTATTTAAAGTACAAGTTTTAGTAGTATAAAGTACCACTTATTTCAGATTTTAAGATGGTCTGTGATAACACAACATTGAATTTTACTGAAACAGAGTTTTCTATTTTATTGATTTTTACACTTTCTATTTCATAACTAACAAACACCCCCTCATCAACAGCCACACTTAATACTTGTTTAACATCATTAGTAATTAATTCTAGACCCCCTGCATCAGTATTGAGCTTGTCTCTACTATACAAGGTAGACCAGACCTTCCGACCCAAAGCCCATTTAACCCAATCCAAACTTACTTGCTCATGAATAAGGATTCCGTCTAAAGTACTGCTAGAGCCAACTGTAGCTCTGTTCTTCATAACTATACTTGATGCTGTGGATAAGTTAGGTATAACTCCAGCTTCTACTACATCTACTTTATCTAAGTACTTATAAAGCCACTGTACTCTACTTGGAAATATACCCCCACAAGCTGCAATCCAAGCAGCTTCTGGGTAGGCTAATCTAGCTTGTTGTAGATTTTCAATTGATTCACTCATAGGTTAAATTCTCACAGTCATGATTTACAATCCCTCACTATCGTTCGGTCAAACAAGGTACAAGGCCGCGCGAGCACCACCATAGCTGCTACCGTACGACCGAGGACGGCTGCAACCCAGCATCCACACACCGGCAAGCGAGTAGCTAACCCAAAGCCCACCGACGAGAGGGCAAAGATGCTGCGCACGGTTGTCATAAAATTGGTCGTTACCAAAATCGTTAGTCCCTGATGTACCTGTGGTTAGCGGTATACCCGCACACGAGGCTTGCCAGTCTAGACCGCTTGCCGCGCTTGAAAATACCTGACCCGTTGTTGAGCCGATAGCAAAGTTACGACTAACGCCAGTCAAAGACTCAAAGCTGGCACCAAGTGAGTCATAGTTTTTAACCATGCTTGGCATGCCCCACGCATCATCGTCCAAGGTATACCCGCTAGTTAAATTAGCAGCGCGTGCGGTTGTTTTTAATACGTAAAAGTTACCATCGGTTTGCGTAAGTCCCAAGCAGATATCGTACATATTGCCGTTCAAGTCGGCTACGCCTGATGCTTGCCCGTTATGAGTGGTCTTAGCAAATGGTACAGCCGAACCCGTCTTACCGGCATTGCTGTAGCCTGATGACTCATACAGTACAGACGTGTCGTTCACGTCACGCAAGGCATTGTTGTTACAACCTTTCGGGAAATTATTAACCCCTGTTGCGTCATACCAAGCACAAGTGGACTCACTGGTAGCAGCTTGAGCGTGTGCCATGCTCAGTAGTGACAATGCACGCTGCACAAAAAGGGTCGTAACAAAGAAGTCAATACCACGGGTTTTAATCGCATCAATAGCGCCGGAATAGTTATTTGCGGGGCTACCAGTTAAGCCGCTAAACGGGTTGTTAGAACTGCTTGATGACATTACAATACCGTTTTTGATAGAAGATGCGATGCCGCCGTTGTTGCTAGCTTGATACTTATCAACAAAGAAGCCGTCTTTTAGCTGACCATCGTCATAAAAGGCACGGTGTACGGCATAGCCCGCAGCATTAGCGGCGGCAACATCTACAAAGTCGTGCATTGACTTTACGTCGCAAGAGTTTAAGCCATACTCGGAGTAATAAGGGCTATCCGCTCCACCCCAACGGTAATAGAACATAGGAACCCAAACCATTACAGAGTTGTCTGAGTATTGGTAGTTTCCGTAGTTATCACTGCCCGCTATGCGCGTACCTGACATTTCAGTCATACCAGATGGTAGTGTATCAGTCGTTCCAATACCAAACTCGGATGCGCCTTGGATTCCGATGTTGTTAATAGAGATATCGTTTTCTAAAGGCATCTCAAAAGGAAGGCTTTCATCTACAGCTCTCTGGCTTTCTGCATGTCCTGCAATACCATTTTTAACAACTTGTACTGCTACATCGTATATAGGCAGATATTGCCAATCATCAATAGTTGAAGTCGAAGGCTTATACTTAACCCTTTGGTTTATTTTATCAAGCTCGATTGTAAAATCAGAACTAGCCATAATTTATACTCCACTAATTTCATTTAATATTTCTACTGCATATTCTACGGCTATGTCTGCTCTTGAATCTAATAGGTAATCAGTTAGAGATATTTTTATAACAGGAGAACTCAAGGTGCTCGTAGCAACCTCAGAGAATCCCAAAAAGTCTACAAAAGAAGCTCGCACTGAAATTGTTTTTTCATAATCCAAACTATTTATGAGATAGTTATTTTCAACACCTACTTGTATACCATCAGACAACCAAGAGTAAGTAACTTCATTAACAGGTACGCCATCTATATCAGCGACTGTGGCTGTTAATATAGCTCCAACCTCAAATAGACCTGAGACAGTAATAGTGGATGGAATGTTTGTTGCCTCAACCCCTAAGTAAGCCTTGTTCAAGTAGTAATCTTTACTAGCCTCTGTAGCACCATCGATAGGAGGTGCATAGTCTTGAAAGTAGTTCACAAGACGACTTTGATTGTTAACAA